TGAGATACAGCTTGAAAAGTACATAGCCAAGAACGACGAAAAGGTAGCTCAGAAGTACAAGAAGCTTCAAAGTGCTTATGAGACCGACTATGACATTTTCCATCAAGCAAAAAAGCCTGATTACAAGCCGGACAACAGGATAGCTGTTAACTTTGCAAAGTATATCACAGATACCATGAATGGATTTTTCATCGGCATACCGATAAAGGTAAGCTCAACAGACAGCTCGGTTGATGATTATATCAACTATCTGGATGTCTACAATGACCAGGACGACAACAATGCAGAGCTTGCCAAGATTATGAAAATCTACGGCAGAGGCTATGAGATGTACTACGTTGATGAAGAGGGAAATGTTGGCATCACGTACCTGGACCCGATGGAGTCATTCATGGTCTACGACGAGTCAATACTGATGAGACCTCGATACTTCGTCAGAATCTATAAGGACACTGAGGGAATCCGCCACGGCTCCATATCGAACGAGACCACAGTTCAGTACTTTGACATTAACGGAGGCTTACACTTCCGGACGGATGAGGAAAAGGTACACGGCTTCGATGGAGTTCCGGCAACTGAGTATATAGAGAACTCGGAGAGACAGGGTATCTTTGAATCGGTGCTGTCAATGATTGATGCATACAACAAGGCATTGTCAGAGAAGGCAAACGACGTTGACTACTTCGCAGATGCATACATGAAGATACTCGGAGCCAAGCTCTCAGAACCGGAACTGGAAGCCATAAGAGACATGAGAATCCTTAACTTCGAGGGAGAGGACGGCTCGAAGATTATAGCTGACTTCATGAGCAAGCCAAGCGCTGACACGACACAAGAGAATCTACTGGAGAGAATCGAGAGATTAATCTTTCTAATCTCAATGGTAGCCAATATCAATGATGAGAACTTCGGAACATCGTCAGGCATCGCACTGAAGTATAAGCTTCAGTCAATGAACAATCTAGCAAAGACCGAAGAGCGTAAGTTCACAAGCGGAATGAATCAGAGATACAAGCTCATCTTTTCGAACCCTGTAAGCGGGATGAAAGCGGATGACTGGCTCAAGGTTAATATTAAGTTTACGAGAAACTTCCCAGCAAACGAGCTTGAGGAGTCACAGATAGCCGGTAATCTGTCCGGCATTACATCGAAGGAGACACAGCTCAAGGTTTTATCAGTTGTTGATAACGTCAATGACGAGCTTGACAAAATCAAAAAAGAGAATGAGCTCGATACAGAGGGTTACGAGGTGAATAGAGGTGTACTGGCAGAACAGACAGAAGCAGTTGACCAAGGCATTGGAGAAGAGCGAGGCAGAACTAAAGAAGAGATTAACAACAGCATATGATGAGCAGTACTCGAAGCTCGAAAAGGAGATAGCAGCATACTATCAGACCTATGGAGTTGACAATGTGATTGAGTATCGCAAGCTCATGCAGGCGCTACCGGAAAAAGAGTACAACATCCTCATGCGAGACATAGAGCTCTTCTGTGTCAGGCATCCGGAATATGCACACTTGGCACCGGCTAGGCGCAGTGCATATATCATCAACAGGCTTGAAGGCTTGCAGATGTCTGTAGAACTTGAACGGCTTGAGCTGATGGCTGAGGAAGAAAGCCAGCTTAAAGCTCATCTCGATGAGATAGACAAGCGAGGCTATGAGGCAGTGATTGAAAAGACTGGGGCAGTCGGTACAGTCAACAGAGATATAGTCAAGGCGGTAGTTAACACCGATTGGAGCAAGTCGGGGAATTTCTCAAGTAAGATATGGACCCGGACAGCCAACCTTGCCAAGGTATTAAACGCCGACATATCGGCAGGCTTTGCCAGGGGAGATAATTACCAGAAGCTGACCAAGACCCTGAGGCAGAAGTTCAGCGTAAGCCAGAATGAAGCTATGAGGCTAGTGTATACAGAGGGCACTTACGTGCTCAACGAGTCTACGGCTCAAGCAATAGAGCAGACCTTTGACTACTACGCTATAGCCCCAATCGAGGACGGCAAGGCTTGCCAAGTATGTTTAGATATAGCGGCGAGCACCAAGACCAGTCCGGTAAGATATTCGGCAAGAATAGCGGGAGTCAACTTCCCGCCGTTCCACCCTTGGTGCAGGTGTTCAACATACATTGTGATACAAGACAAACAGGCTTGGATTGAGAACTATGTCAGGGCACATGGCGGTGATCCAGCCGTCAGCTCCGAACAGAAAGACAAGGCTAGGGAATTAGTGAGGGCTTTTACATGAGAAAAATAGTAATCTGCGGTGTCAGATGGTGCACCCCATGTAAACACGTACTCAGCACATTGAGAGTACAGGTTGAGCAAGAGTGCCCCGGCACTACTGAATATATAGACCTGCAGGAAGAGCCGCAGGCAATTGACAAGTACAAAGTATATAAAATCCCGATGGTGATACTTGAAGAGGACGGAAAGCCTCTGAGGAGCTATGTCGGGACATATCCAAACCACCTTGAATTAGTCCGGTGGGTAAAAGGAGAAAAGGATGATAGAGATTTATGAAACACCGACAAGTCTGGCAGTGAACGGCCACGCCAATGCAGGAGTTAAAGGTGAGTCAGTACCGTGTGAAGCGGTGACTGCCATGATTAACATGTTCGTGATGGGCGTCGACCATTATCAGAACATTGAATATGAGCTTGAGAGCGGGCATTTTCACATTAATTTGAAACAGATAGTGTATGTCTGTGACCCGATTCTTGAAGCATTGAAATTAGGCTTGCAATCCGTAGCAGAAGCATATCCGGAATACATCAGCTACGTTAAAGCATAGAACTGGCCAAGCATTGAAGCCATAAAAAGCTATGGAATGACCAAGCGTTGAAGTCGTTAAAAGCCACGGAATATAAGTTAAGCATTGGAACTCTAAACTATGGAAGGAGAAACGCATGAAAAAGAAATTGAACTACTGGACACAGCTCTTCGAGGACGGCGCAGACGATACCAAGGGGGCAGATACCAAGAACACAGACACAAAGAACACTGACAACTCTAAAGATAGCAAAGCGGGCGATGACTCCAAAGACGGCTCCAAGGGAGATGACAAAAAAGGAGAACCCGAAAAGAAGTACACCGACGAGGATGTTAATAGAATCGTTCAGGAAAGGCTCAAGAGAGAGCGTGAGAAGGCAGACGAAGCCAAGAAGCTTGAGAACATGACAGCTCAGGAGCGTGCAGAGCATGAGAGAGACGCACTCAAAAAGGAGCTTGACGAGCTCAAAAAGGCTGACGCACTCAACAAGATGGCACAGGAAGCCCGCAAGATGCTCTCAAATGAGAAAATCAATGTCTCTGACGGCTTAGTTAATATGATGGTAACATCAGAAGCCAAGACCACCAAGGAGAACGTTGACAGCTTCGTCAAGATGTTCAAGGCAGCAGTACAGGACGCAGTTAAGGACAGCCTGAGAGGCAAAGCTCCGACAACCGGCGGAAGTTCAACTCTGACTCGTGCCGAACTCGACAAGAAGCTGGCTGAGATTGCTAGTCCTGTAGAGAGGCAGCGATTGATAGCTCAACACATTGATTTGTTCACGAAAGGAAAATAACAACTATGAATAAGAACAGAACTATTGCATACAGAAAACAGCTTTTCGCACCGGAGACAAACACCACAGTTGCAGCAGACCTTGAGCCGGTCATTTCGATTGACCATACCAACCAGTTGGTAGCAGGTATCAAGTCACTGCTCACAGTGCTCGGCATCGTAGACATGAAGCCGATGGCAGAGGGCACTACTGTCAAAATGTACAAGACCACACAGAAGAACACGCCAGATCAGGTTGCTGAGGGCGAGGTTATCGGTCTGACAAAGGTAGATAGAAAGCTCGTTAAGACTTTTGAACTTGTGCTTAAGAAGTTTAGAAAGTCTACCACAGCCGAAGCAATCCAGAAGGTCGGCAAGGATAAGGCAGTCAATGAGACCGATACAGTCTTCATGAGAAATATCCAGAAGGGTATCAAGGCTGACTTTTTCACATTTATCAAGGCAGGTACAGGCGTAGCCACAAACCTTGCAGAGAAGAAAGCTACTGCTTCAAACTCTATCCAGGGCGCTATTGCAGGCGTGTGGGCTAAGCTCTCAGCTTACTTTGAGGATATGGATGTCGAGCCTATCTACTTCCTTAATCCTCTTGATATTGCCACATATCTTGCCAACACACCTATCACAGTGCAGACAGCCTTCGGCTTTCAGTATGTAAAAAACTTCCTCGGACTTGGCACTGTAGTGCTTGACAATTCCGTAGAGGTTGGCAAGGCAAAGGGTACAGTCAAGCAGAATCTTAACGCTGCATATATCCCAACATCCGGAGCAGTAGGATCTACCTTTGGTATGACATCAGACGAAACCGGCATGGTAGCTATGAAGCACTTCCTTGACGATAAGACTGCTGCCATCAACACGCTTGTGTTCGAGGGTGTGACTTTCTACGCTGAGGATGCATCAGGTATCTTTACAGCTCCGATTGCTGTAGAAGCAGCCGCAGTTGCAGCAGCTGACGAACAGCAGAAATAGGAGGTAGCCGATGATAGACAGAGTTAAGGAGAGAATCAAGAAAAGATTATCTGATGAGGAAATCAATGATGATGTCATGGACGAAATCAACCAGATAGTCACTGACCGCTTGTGTCTGCGCCTTGGAGTATCTGAGGATGCTTTTCCGACTCTGTTTGAGTCAATCGTAGTCGATGCTTGCGTCAAAGCTTGGCGCAAGTGTTACTACGAGGGCGTTTCTTCCGAGGGAGTCGGCAGTCTGTCCAACACGTTCATTGATGATGTGCTCGCAGAATACACAAGCGAAATTGACAGTTGGGTAAATGCCAACGAAAGCTCGAAGAAAAGGACGGTGCACTTCTTATGAGATGGACGAGATTAACCATATACACCACAGTGGACGGGGCAGAGGACGAGCTCGGCAATCCTGTGGAGGACGTAGAGGAACTCTACAACGGCCGTGCACGTATAAGCCCTTGGACAGATGAAAGCGTGCAGGCGAATGGTAGGGAAGTGACCAAGAATGAGATGCAGTTCGCGGTTCCTTGTGACTATGAGAAACTCAAGAACGCTAAAGTTCTTGAGAATAACTGCAAGGCATTTGACATCACGGAAGTGACCGAACTAGCCCCACGCTGGACGCTGATAACGGCCAAGAGGTACAACACATGAGCATACAAGTAAAAGGCACAGAAAAGCTTGTAGAAGCCCTCTCTCAGATGTCACAGGCGAGGTTCGATGCAGTATGTCAGGTCTCGGCATCAAATATATACAATCGTGGCAAGGCTGACGGAGGCACACCGGTAGATACAGGCGAGCTGAGGCAGTCATTAACAATCGGAACTATAGACCACGGCGCAGAAGTTGGATATACCAAGGACTACGCTCCACATGTCGAGTATGGCCACAGGACACGAGGCAGTGGGTATGTTGAGGGACAAAGATACCTTGAACGTAATGTGGAGAAAGAGAGACCTGAATTTAAGCAGCTACTTATTGACAACATAGAGAGGTTGGTGAAGTGATGCTACAGCAATTCAGCATTATCGAGCTGATAAAGCAGATACAAAAGACGGTGCTATCAGGTACCGGCAAAAAATGCTATGACCACGTAGAAGAAGGGCAGGCTTCACCATTCTACTACACAGAGTTTGTTCAGAGTAAGCCTGCTAATACCAAGACTATGTACGTGACAGAGTACACAGTCAACATACATGTGGTGTCAGAGAGTGGCAAGACATCTGTCCCGCTCTTCAAGGAGATACAGGCGCTTGAAGAGGCTATGACGGTTGACATTGATATACCAGAGCCTTACGAGCTTATATATCAGATGTACAACGGCATACAGTCCACATACAAAGAAAAAGACACCAACGAGAAACATGCAGTCCTTAACTATACGTTCAAGGTCTGCTACGGCTATATGATGAAGTAAAGGAGATAAACATGAAATACAACAAACAGTTATTCGGAACCGAATCAGAGACGACAACAGGCTTTGACAAGGGTGCTTACTGTGATTTCTCAGCGAATGCAGTCAAGGCACTCGCGGGCAAGGACATCTTACTTGCAATATGGAATGCAGAAGGCACAGCTATCAGCGCTATCGCAGGTCAGAAGACCCTTAAGCTCAATCGTTCGGCTGATTTCTATCGAGGTAACAACCAAGGACACAGGAGACGGTTGGAAGGCATACATCGCAGGCTCTAAGGAGTGGTCAATCGACACAGATGGTCTGTACATCAACACAGATGCATCAATGCAGGCGCTCTCTACAGCCTTCGAGAATGGAGACCCGGTATGCATTAAGGTATACAACAAGAAGGCAAAAAAGAGCATGTTCGGCGGTCTTGCAGTTATTACAGACTTCCCGCTTGAGGCACCTTATGATGACTCAATGACTTACTCAATATCATTAAAGGGACAGGGCAAGCTTGTGGATCTGAGCGCCAACCCTGTAACACCTGACACATTACCTGCATAGCAAGCAGGGGCATATAGCCTCTGCTTATTTTTCAAAAAAAGGAGAAAATAAATGTTCGAAGTTAATAGTAAACAGTACGATTTCAAATTCAACACAGAGAGAATCTCAATTATAGAGGCTGCTGCCAAGACAGCTATTATGGGCGAGTACTCCAACACCAACGGCTTATTCTCGCTCAAAACTATGAACTCAATGTTCCAGCTCGCAGTTAAAGAGGTAGGCTCTGACAAGTTCCTTGGACAGTCAGAGGGAGCCAAGCTCTTTGAGGATGCACTCAAGGAGAGAGGCTATGCCACTATCGCAGTGGAGATTCAGTCAGCCCTTATGAGAGATACACCTTTTTTATTCCAAGCCAATTAATCGCGAATGAGTATTTCGACGAACCGAACGAGACACCGGCAGAAAAAGAGCTGAGAAAGCCCTACCTGCAGGATATAGATTTTGCTTGGTTCGTTGTTAATTTTAATTATACGAAAGCCGATTATTTGGCTCTGACTCCACGCGAAAAAGCCTTCATATACAAGGCTTACGAAACTAAGACAGTCAATCAATCAACGCTGCTACGAGACACAGTCCTGAACGCGATAAGCAACAGTAAGCGCAGACGAGGGGCGAGCGTGTTCAAGCTATGGAAAAAGCGTGCCAAGAAAGCCGACATATCCACAGTGCGAGACAACATGAAGGTCATAGCAGAGATTGAGAAGAACGATACAGGCTGGATAGATAAGATATATGCAGCCAACGGATGGGCAAGGAAGTAGGTGAAACATGGCTGACTATACATTAAGCGTTGACGTCACGGCGAACGACCACGCGAGCGAGACGTTTAAGAAAATACAGGACAATGCAAAAAATTTTAAATCAACCGTAGAGAATGCCGGACAGTCCATGCAGAAGTTTGGCGAAAAGACGGAAACAGTCGGCAATAATCTCAACAAGTCAGTTACCGCACCTATAATTGGAGTTGGAACAGCCACAGCAAAGCTTGCCACAGACTTTGGAAGCTCAATGGCCAAGGTCAGCACTATCGCCGACACGACACAGGCACCTATCGGAGACCTGAAAGAGTCTATCCTTGAGCTCTCAGATGATACCGGCGTGGCGGCAGACAACATAGCTGAGTCAGTATATCAGGCTATATCAGCCGGACAGTCAACAGGCGAGGCAGTCAACTTTGTTACAAATTCTACGAAACTTGCAAAAGGTGGCTTCACTGATGCAGCTACCTCAGTAGACACACTGACCACTATCCTTAACGCTTACGGCGATAAGGCGGGCGACGTAACAAGCGTATCTGATAAGCTTATCATGACTCAGAACCTAGGAAAGACGACTGTTGACCAGTTGGGCGCTTCAATGGGTAAAATTATCCCAACAGCCAACATGTACGGAGTGAGCCTTGATAACATCACATCTGCTTATGTTACCACTACTAAGAATGGTATCGCTACAGCAGAATCGACAACATACCTTAACAGTATGCTTAACGAGCTCGGAAAAGCGGGCACCGATGTATCTGACATGCTGAAAGAGAAGACAGGCAAGTCATTCCAAGAGCTGATGGAATCCGGTATGTCATTAACTGATGTACTCAACATCATCCAAGAAGCTTGTACGGAATCCGGCAAGTCAATCGGTGATGTGTTCAGTTCACAGGAGGCGGCAAAGGGCGCGGCTACACTTGTACAGCACGCGGACGACTTCAACAGCGCTATGCAGTCTATGGCTAATTCAGCAGGTGCCACCAACGAGGCATTCAATAAGATTGACAGCTCAAACGCGGAGAACTTTGCGAAAGCACTCAACCGCTTGAAAAATGCAGGCATACAGTTCGGAGAGGCAGTAGTACCGGTAGTAGTTCCAGTGTTCACGGAATTGGTAAGCGTAGTTACAGGCGCAGCCGATGCATTCAACAGCCTTCCGGAACCGATGCAGGACATGATAGTTAAAGGCTTGGCTATAGCGGCAGCAGTGGGACCGGTAGTAACTGTATTCGGTAAAGTAACGGCGGTAGCTGGCAAGGTAACAAGCGGCTTTGGCTCAATTGCTGGCAAGCTCGGAGGCCTCGGAAGTGCGGCATCATCAGCAAGTGCACCGGTATCAAGTGCGGGAGCGGCAACAGGAAGCCTTGCAAAAAATGCACTCGGACTCATAGCGGCAGGAGCTGGCATCCTATTGGCTTCGGCAGGCTTAGCACTGCTTGCATACTCAGCAATTCAGTTGGCTCAGGCGGGCCCTACAGCAATCCTAACTATGGTTGGAATGGTAGCGGCGATTGCACTGCTTGCAGTAGGAGCAGCGGCATTGGCACCGGCACTCACAGCCGGAGCAGCAGGACTCTTGGCATTCGGCGCGGCTATCCTCATGGTGGGAGCAGGAGTGGCGCTGGCATGTGCCGGTGTAGCTCTACTTGCTACTCAGCTACCGACCATATCAGAATATGGACAGTCGGCAGCAGTCGGGATTATAGCTCTCGGTGTGGCTCTGATGTCATTCGCGAGTGGTGCCACTATGGCAGGTGCCGGAGCACTGATTCTTGGTGCTGGCTTATTGGTAGCAGGTGCCGGAGCACTCACAGCGGCAGCAGGAGTAACGTTACTGGCTGTCGGAGTTGTGGCGCTCGGCGCAGGTATCATAGTTGTAGCAGCAGGAGTTAATCTCTTGGCAGCAGGGCTTGTGGTATGCGGTGCAGGGCTCGTAGTTGTGTCCAATAATGCGGGTACAGCCACGGCAGGGCTTGCGGCTTTTACACTTGCGGTAGCGGCAGCAATTATTCCAATCACGGCAGGAACAGTGGTAACGACTGCATTTACTGTCACGATGGTGGCACTCGGTGCAAGTCTGACTGTATCAGCAGGAGGAGCCACACTACTTGCGGCGGCACTTCTTGCGGTATCGGCTGAGATGGTAGTTATATCGGCTACAGCAAACTCGGCAAGCAATGACCTTAAGAGCATGGTCAAATCAATTGACATTGTAGACACAGGCATCAACAACCTTAAAAAGGTGGCAAGCTCAGGGCTCAAGGCTATAGCTTCAGCATTCACGGCAGCAACACCGAACGTTACAGCCGAAGCAACTACAATGTCCCTTAAAATGGCTGATTCGGTTCATAAAGGCTTTGCAAAGGTGCCAACCTACACTATGACCACCATGACAATGGCGAACGCGGTCACTCTGGCTCAGTTCGTGGCAATCAATGCCACTGTATCAGGGCAGATGAATCGAATGGTCGGAACTGTCAGAACATCACTTAACCAGATGAAGAGTGCCTTTGCTGGCACGAGGTTCAAGCTCAACACAAGCATGGCTTTACCACATTTCAGCATGAGTGGCAATTTCAACGCTCAGACCAAGGCAGTGCCAAAGGTACACGTGTCTTGGTACGCAAAGGCTTATGACGAGGCTATGATGTTCAACACGCCTCAGGTAGTGCAGGCGAATGGCTTCGGTGACGGACCGGGCAACGAAGTGGTAAGTGGTGACAGACATCTTGTTGAGTTGTTCAAGGAAGCTCTTGGAAGCTATGGTGGTGGTGATACTATTATCCCGGTATATCTCGGACAGGAGCGAATTGATGAGCTTGTGGTTACCGCAAAACAGCGAAAAGACTTTAGATCGGGAGGTAGGTAATGTTAAAAGACTATCCAACGATTATTAATAACACACAGCTCTTTCAGCCGAATAAGTGGGAAGAGACAAGTAAAGTAGTAGAAGAGACGTATCAGACTGAGGCGGGCACAGACCAAGTCTCAGTCACACGCTATGACAAGCTCTCAGTAGATGCTCAATACAGAGTTAATTCAGAATGGCTCAAGCAGTTCAAGTTGTGGTCTAAGGTTGATTCACTTGATGCGTCAATCTACGACGCCACGGCCAACGGCTATATCAATCGAGTAATGAGGATGCGAAATTTCAAAGACTCGCCGGTTGAATGGTCAGAGAGAATGGAAGACACTGATGGTATATGGGATGTAAGCTTCAGTTTGGAGGAATTTTAGATGTACGAGGTATCAGCAGCATACAAAAAAGCAATGAAAGAGCCGGTACATCGTTTCCTTATCGGCGGCAGCATATCCAATACCCCGTTCTCTGACCGGAATATACTTAAGGGTTCCTTCTCAATCACCAACCAGTGCTCCGATGATTCAGAAATGAAGATAGGACAGGTATATGTCGGCGAGCTTAACGCTACGTTTGTCAATCTCAATGTAGAACGCTATTCGTTGCAGAATAAGCTCATCAAGCCGACATTCAGCCGGAAGACAGTGGACGGATATGAGACTATCCCCCTTGGTATATTCAAGGTGTCAGAGGCATCATGGACAAGCTCAGGCATCGTTATCAAGGCTTACGACAACATGGCAGAGCTTGACAAAGGCTGTGATGTTAACTCAGCGAACGGCACACCTTACGAGCTGGCGCTTCTTGCATGCAAGTCGTGTAAATTAGAGCTTGGCACCACCAAGGAAGAATTTAAGAAATTCGCTAATGGAATTGAAAACCTATCTATGGTGGCAGAAAACGACATAGAGACTTGGCGAGACTTTATATCCTGGGTGGCTCAGACCTGCGCCTGCTTCGTCACAGCGGACCGCTTCGGTAAGATAGTGTTCAGAGCTTACGGCGATACTGTAGTAGATACCATAGACTCAAAGCACCGATTCACCGGAGCATCATTCTCGGACTTTGAGACCCGGTACACAGGTCTTTCATGCGTTAATATCGGAGACAAGACCACATCCTACTATGGAATGGAAGTTGACGACGCTCTGACTTATAATCTCGGCTCCAATCCGTTCTTACAGTACGGTGTAGACGATGCAAAAGAGGAAATGCGCCGGGCAATCCTGCATTCTTTGCAGAACATCTGTTATGTACCGTTCAAGGCTTCGATGATTGGAGATCCGGTATATGACCTTGGAGATGTCCTGAGCATGTCGGAGGGCATCGCAGACGGCTCGAAGCTTTATTGCATTACAAAGTATACATTCAACTACAACGGCGAATACGAGGTACAGGGAGTTGGTAAGAACCCAGCTATAGCCAATGCCAAGAGTAAGACGGATAAGAACATCGCAGGACTGATGAATCAGGACGACGAGAATCTTATACATTTTACCGTGTTCACAAATACCGGTCCGGTGGTGGTAGAGGACAAGTCAAACCAATCTGTCTTTTCGATGCGCTTTATAGCAACAAAGACCACACACGTGGCACTTGATATGGAGATACTGCTCAACGTAGAGACTACGGAAGAGGGCGAGGAGTACCAGTGGGTTGAACACGATGCGGTGGCTAAAGTCCATTATTACATAGACGGAGCAGAAATAGACTTAAGAAAGCCTGTAGAGACATGGCAGGACGGTCAGCACATTCTGAACTTAAGATACGACTTGCAGGCAGTAGATGCTGCAATCCATACATGGGATGTGTGGATCGAGATGCAGGGCGGAAGTGCCACTATAGATACTTACGGCATTCACGCGGTAGCAATGGGCCAAGGCCTTGCTGCAGAGAACGATTGGGACGGAACTATCACGGCATCTGATGAGGTTGACAGATACACATTTAGCCTTGTTAGAGACTTCACAGACTCAGCCAACACGACACTTAACACACCGGCTCGTGCAGTTCCGGGCGACATACTGGCAAGATTCGACTTCACAAATATGTTTGGCCGTATTGCTGACAATAACCAGTCTTACGACAACATGACTACATTCACTCCTTATGTCAATGCAAGCCGCGTTACGACTGATGCGGATTACAACAACACGACAGGATGGCAGGGTACCGGCGAAATTAAAAAGGGTACCAATAAGACGCTCACCACTACAGATGTATACGGAGTCACATCGGTTGAGACTGCATCACAAAACGCTGTGTTCTATGCTTCGTTCGACAGTGGCTCTACTTGGGTCGGCTGGACATCTGAGGGCTGGGTTGAGAATGTAACAATGATAAAGAAAGAGATAGAGGCGGTGCCTGAGTCGGCATGGAAGCAGTACGACAAAGTAAGGTTCAGAGTCTTACTCGAAGGCGGTGCCACACTCTATGCACTACATCTATACGGAGGTACATTACATGATTAAAGGACATGTAGCAATCGAATTGCACAATCACAAGACGGGGTTGAGAGACAGGATCGAGGGCGACAACATGATTACCAATGCACTTAACTATGTTATCCCAATAGTGATGGGCGGGAATACTTCAGCTGAAAGCGTAATGCCTCTTTGCAAAAAGGCACTCGGAAGCCTGATGTTGTTTGATGGCACCCTCACAGAAGACAAAAATAACATGTTTCTGCCGGCAGAAGCTCATCTCGTGGCTTTCGCCGATAGAGGGCTTGACACGACACACTCTGATAGAGGGTCTCTCAACTCAGCAGAGACATATCAGACCGACACGGGCTATCAGTCGGTGTGGGATTTTTCAACATCACAAGCAAACGGCACCATTAAGTCACTGGCGTTAAGCCTTAACTATAGTTTCGATAACGGCTATATCCGAAACTCGCCTTACAATCTTGTTGGGCCGTTCAAAACATCAGGCCCATCTTGCAAGAATTTGGGGGGTGACAAGACTGAATTCTACTGCTATGCACTATGTTACGACGTGGAAAATCAGTATCTATACTATATTGACCCACAACTTGGAGGGGTATCTTCAAGAACTGAAAGAGACGACACCGGAGAGACTAAGTATCTGTACTCTACGGAAATTCACATCATGAAGGCCTACGTGCCAACGACAAAGTTCAAGCTGGCTGATTATCCATCACCAACCAATTATGGCGAGGAAGTGACATCGTTCACAATAGAAACAGGCACATCTAATACAGATGTCAGAGGGTATTTCAAAAATGGATATGATGGCTATGCGTATATGATCACACCTACGGGCACGGCTGGGAAAGTCGAAATGTACAAGCTTAAACTGTCAGATTATAGCTTTGAGATTTCAGAAGTTCAAAATTTCACCGTGAAAAGTGTAAATTTCTATAACTACTATGGACATTCAACAGCCAATAACGGCTATGCGTACATTAAATCGCTCGACAAGAAATCCATCTATATAGTCAATCTGTCAAATACCGTGGATGTGCAGGAAGTTAAGCTTCCGAACGATTACACTCTGTCCGATGATTATCTGATGAATCTGAAAAATGGAGGGGTTAAATTTTCGACTTCCGACAGTCGCTTCGGTATTTGCTATCCTGACGGCAAAGTGATTATTAATCAACAGAACGGAAACTATAGTAACGACCCTATAAGGTTCAACCCACTGCTCAT